GTCCCCAGGTCCGCCCGATTGGGATGGACAAACGTCTTGATGGTACCCCCCCTGTAGAGCTCGGCTCCCGAATACTGAGCACTCAGGCCAGCTCCGAGAATCCGACCCCTCAGCTTATTCTCCGCAACCGCGGGGAGATCGCTGAAGTCCGAGAGGGTATAGGGGGAGGAGAGAGTAGCCCCATTCACACCAGCCGCCGTGATGTCGAAGAAACTCGCGGTGGTCCCTGCGTACGCGGCGGTGGTGTAATACACCGAAAAGCCATCACTTGTCAGGCCGAACTGGGGTCGTACGACGACCCAGCCAACCCCGTTGGTTCCAGCCTGGACATTTATGTCCAGGTTGAAACAAGAGATGGTTTGCGATGGGAGAACTGGGAGCATCGGCATCTTTGCCGGTCCCGAGTTGATCCAAGGGGTATTGAGAGCGCCGGCAAAAGCCAGCGTCTCGGGGAGCGACTGGAAATACTTCCCCTGCCCAAGTTCTAGGGCAGGGAGCATTCCCCCAGATGAGTCAAAGCCACGATTGGCCATCCTCCTCGCTACCTTCTGGGTCTGCCGGCTGCTTTTCTTTACCCTCGCGCCGGCATTGCGAGCCTGTTTTCCTGACATCTTCATGGACCCCGCTGTCAGGTACGGGACTGTTCATCTGGCTAAAGGGCAGAACCGCCCTCAACCCGTGCAGTCTCTCGGCCAATTCCGGCTCTCCCAGTACGGGAGGAGACCTTAGCACGGCATTTTACGACCTTGTTCCGGTCAACCGTTTTGGGTTGTAAAGAGCCAGACCCACTATCCCAAGTCCAGACCCGGGACGAGGGGGAGGGACCTCCCCCCTCGTCAGACGTGACATTATTGCATGCTGCCTGGTCATGGTAGAATGCATGAGCTGCTCCGGGTCCAAAGAAGCTCTCCGCTGTCCGACCTTTCGAAAGGAAGAACTCGCGGAAAATGTCACATCCGGACACACGGTACCTGAGCGTCGGAACCCAGCCCCAGTTAAGGCTGAGCGAACGCTGGTTGAGTCTAACGGTATCAAGGAGACGGGATTTGGGTATCCACCCAAACTCGTCCTCCGGGTACTCGCAGGCTCCCTCAGGTAGGAGGTTACACGACCCTGCTTCAATCTTTCGGACCGCACCGGGTACTCCGAACTGAGGTTGAAGGTAGGGGAAGCCACATCGAACGCTCTCGGAGGCGTGATAGTGCTGCTTCGTCGTGACCGTCCACTTCCACTTTGCGGGGGGAACAACCCCGCAACCACCCAGGGAGATAGGAAGGAAGAGATTCCTCCAACCTAGCTCTCGGGATAGGGTCTCCCCGTTAAGCCGCAGATACCTCCTAAGAAGGAGATCCTGACGACCGGGAAGAGCCCCATCAAGGAACTTATTGATGGTGGCTGAAAAGTGGGTCCGTGTGTCCTCATCCTCGACACCAGTCTCATCGGTATCCCCAAGAAGCTTCTTCTGGAGGAATAAAAGACCCGTATTCAGATACGTTATCTGATACGGCGTCACCGGTGGTACAAAAGGAGGATCGACAGGTTCCTCGCCCTCAGGACCAGGGGCGGGAAGAACCTTCTTGTCATAAGCCTCAAGGAGGCTGGCGTCGAGATGGAAACAGGTGCTGTTGGCATTGGCGTACACCGGGTGATGGTAAGCCTTACCCTTCGTCATCCGGAGACCGACACGTAGGCCGAAGCGCACGTGGAGATCCCACAGACCACGAGGGGCTAGATAAAGCATATCGTCCCCGTTCACCAGAACATGCTTCCGGAGCGTCCGCTCACGCCGTCGAAACTCAACGGCGGAGTCATAGGGAAAGTTGAACATAACCTCCCTATAGGACGCCCCGGGATCCTGATCTGGATATGCGACTTGCCCCAGAAGGGTCTCAACCACCTCGTGGTTAGCGACCATCTGGAACAGGGCGTAGTTCGCCAGACACAGTACAGGGAAGGAAAGCGGGGAGCCCATGAGTTGTCCGTTCTTCTGAAGAACAACAATGGGCCTCACCTGCCAGTCATACTTCCCCCGGAACTCTTGAGAGAGAACCGGCCGCCATTCGATCGGCTGACCGAGCCGTTCGAACGTCACTCGAGTAAGACCAATGCCTCGAAAGGCACGGTCCTGAGCACGAATGACCTCGGCGGAGTCTGTAGAGTCTCCACACTTATCCCGAATCCTCTTCCACTTCCCGGCCTGTCTCTTATCGATAAGGCCGGGACGGGAATCGGTAGG